ATCAAACAAGTCAAACATTGGTGTTTGATTAGTTGCTGTTTTTTCTTGTGCTACACACCATTTAGTTCCGTTGTAATACCACATTTTACCTTTGTTAGTATTACCAGCTTCAACTAGTACTACTTCATTTAACAATGGTGTTGTATCAGCTTCTTCAATTAAACTAATTTGTCTAACATTATTATGAGTAATAAAGTTTACTTTATAAATTTTACCTTTAACTCTTGTGTCAGGATCACCTGTAAACAAGATACGCATATCGTCTGCAACATCAACTCCGTCAATGTTATAACCTAATGATCCTTCAATAGTACTAAACACATCAGCTGTAAATGTATCAATTAAGTCTACATTATCTTTTGCTGATGTACCAAACTCATGTAATTTAATGTTTTCGTTAAATTCAATGATCGGACGTTTAGCTCTGTTTGCTTGATCAATTTCTGGTATAATTCCATTAATTGTTCCTGTAGTTTCAATAACAGATTTGTGTGTCCATCTATTATATCTTGACCATGGATTTAAATCAGCACTTGACCTGTTCATACAAACATAATCTTTTGTGCCTGCAAAACTATTTGCATTACTAAACGGTACTCTATCAAATGCTTCTGAATCAAATGGTACAGGCTTATCTGTAGAATATGTTCCAGGTATCTGTACGTTTGCATCAGATACTAATTTAATTTTATCTCCTACGCCTTCAACATACCATTCGCCTTGGGCATATTTTGCAGGAGTTACATCACCTTGGAAGTATAATTTCATTCCATTTGATAACGCATATCCGTTTGACATTGTATAATTTTGTTTGCCAATTATTTCTGCTTCAACATCAATTTTACTGTTTTCTACAATATCATAAATTTTAATTAATCCACTTGTATTAATATCATTGCCATTAATATAATATAATGTGTCTGGTGCATTAATATCAACTTCAAATGTAATTGTGCCAACGTCAGTTGTTTGTGTGCTATCATCAAGACCAGTTGTGTATAACACTTCAGCATCTAAACTTCTAGCAGTTCTAAACGTTAAAGGCATGCCAGGAGTATTAAGAACAAATGTATATGTTTGTCCTCTATATAATTTTAATGATGGATTTTGTGTTTTACCGTCTGGTGAAAATACATACGCAGTATTGTCAAGATTGTCTTGACTAGTAACAGTAAATGTACTGTCAATGTCTCTAGCTTGTCCTGCAACACCAATACCTATTGGACCGTTTGGTAACCAATAGTATTCTCTATAATTAGTAAACTTATCCCAATTAATATGTGGGTTCCAAGAATAGTATTCTTGTTTGTTTAGTACGCTGTCGTTTTCAACTGTACCATTAAACGCTCTAATTTGATTTTTAAAGTCGTTATAATCTTTGTAAAATGTAACGTTGTTTAATTCGTCTTGCACTAAAGTAGCAGGTTCAAATTGATAGTTTTCTCTATCAGCATTAGTATCTGAAATATAATTATCAGATGCAACTCTAGCTTTTGCAATACGTCTTCCGTAGTATGCTGATATCTTTTCAGCTACACCAGGATTTAAAAGTTGATCAAGTGTAGCACTAAGAAACTTTTTATTCGAATCCGTTCTAAAGTATTTAGGTAAGTGATCTGCACTAGTCCTTTTAGATTGATTTGCTCCAACTGGAAGAGCATTATCGGATTGATTATCGTTAAAAGCCATTTAGCTTATCCCCTTAATAAGATGAACTACTACTGTAAGTAGTGCCACTTGTAATTCCGCTGGTTGTTGATGTACTTGACGCTGTTACAACATTGCCTGTTGCTTGTATTCTACTTGCTGTAATTGCATCAATAACTTGAACGTCATCAACTGACGCACCACTAATAAAAATTTCATCTGCTTCACTACGTATTTCAAACAAACTACCAAACGCTTGTCCTGTTTGTTTTGGAACAATAATCAAACTTACTAAGTCTGGGCTAACAGCATTCATTACAAATGTGCTTAATTCTGTAAAGTAAAAAGTATCACCAAAGTCCCAGTTCTCTAATGCAAAGAATTGATTAATTGCATTAATAACTTTTGATTTAATATCATTATCGTTAACAACTTGCTCTGGGTTTTTTACAATCTTAAATGTTGCCTGCATATTAGTTTCTGATTTATCTCCAAACAGTACTTTATACTTAACTGGATGATAAATTAGTTCATCACTAATTGACTTAATTTTATTAATTTCAGCACCATAACTATTAAACAAATTATCACTACTTGGTGGTAACGGTAAAGATGCTGTTACACCACTTAGATATTGTCTAAAGTTTGTGTCGTATGTTTTTGTTAACAAGTAACAATCATTAATGTTAGAACTGCTTGGATCAATACGAGCATCATCATCTGCTGTATGCACATAATGGAACTTTAGTTTATCTCTACCTGTAAACGCTTTATAATCCGTTGTTTGTGTTAATAACAATGTAGTTGCATCATACTTTTTAAACACATCTGTTTTTACAACATAAAATACTTTTCCTGTTGGCATGCCTGACGTTTGAATAAAACTGTCATTAGTAACAACTGTAATTTTTTCAACTTCATTATCGACATATTTAAAATCTTCAATATTATCTGAAGTTATATATTTCTTTAGGAAAACAAATTTTGAATTAATGTTAGTCTCAGGAGCAATTAATACGTTAAACGTATCTGGGTCGTCAACAACTGAATCGTCATCTCTATCAAAGAACCCAACTTCAACTTTTTTACTATCAATATATCCTTCAGGATCTCTATATTCTTTTGTAATTTGCCAAGGATAATCAATGGTAAACGGTGTAATAGCATCTGGAACTGTGTTAATTGATAATACTTCAATTCTATCTTTAACAATTTGTCCTGTTTTGTTATCGTAAATTTTTTGTTCGCTGTCGTAAAAGAATTTAATTTCTTGATTACTTTCAAACACATACCTTAAGCCTCTGTAACTAACAGTATACTGAGCTCCGTCTGTTTCAAATAATAACAACCAACTTGCATCTAATTGCTGATTAGTAATATCACCTGTTTTACCTGTAGTAAAGTTACTTGTGATGTCTAAGTTATTTTCTGTAATTAAACGCCACTGTCTTAAATTAGTATCGTATCTTAAACCAAATGTTTTGTATGCAAAAATTTGATCGATAATTTGTGTTTTAACATCAAGAACTAATGCTTTACTAAACTTTGGTCTAATTTCTGAAAGTACTGCACCTGTTGGTATTACATCATTAAATGCAATTGGTCCACTACCGTCAGTATTATCAGTTCTGCCGTCAGTAACTACAGATATAACTTTAGTCCAAACATATGTTTTTGTTCCTGCTGGTAAAATATTTCCTGTTCCAAGTGTACCATCTTTAGCAAAATACTGTCCTACTGGTGCAACAAATTTAATTAAACTTCCTGGTTCAACAAAACGCAATCCACTACCTGTAAATGTTCCAACTTGATATGTTGAACTAACTGAATCTAAAAACTTACCTGTGCTGTAGTTTGTAGAGGTTGACGACTGTGACCAACTTGCTTGTAAATCAGAAACTAAAACTTTTGGAAACTTATCTAAGTAATAATTAATAACTGATGTTTTTGACAGTATTGGAGTAATTGTATTTTCAATAGTACCTTCAACATCTGTTCTAGTACTAAAAGTAAACGACTCTTTACTATCTGTTAATTCTTTGTATAGCAACCCGTCTGTACCAAACAAACTAGTATTTGAATACTTTCCTGTTGCATCAAGTAAATCATAATATCTACTAATACCACTTGCTGTTCTATTAACAGTTTTTACTTTAATAATTTCTTGACTAACTCCTAATGGTGCTACTTGGTAGTCTTCACCAGTTACCATTCTATTTTGTGTATAGTATGTTGCAGGAGCGTTTGCTTTAATACTTGCATTTGATTCGCTTCTACTTGAGTTGTCAACTGTATACTTTAAAGAAAATACCAAGTTTAATACTTCGGCATTACCTGCTTTAGATGTATAAGGAACTGTTACAGAAATATTTGTTAAATCTTTAGGAACAACATTAAACGTGTCATTTGCACTAGTTCTAAAAAATGCTTTGAATTGTCCTTTAGGAAGATTACCAAATGTTCCGTCACTAAAGATCATATCAATTGAATCTTGTACTTTAGTTAATACAGCATAAATGTTTCTTTGATTTTTTCTTGTACTGTTATAAACAATATTGTTGCCTTCAACTGCATCAACCTTTGTCCATAGCTGATCCTCAGCACCAATTGAATTTAATTTGTAAAGCCAAACATCTTCATTGTTAACATTAGTTGCGTCAATACTTACTGTTTGGTTAGTACTTGGTGTATCAACATTAAATATTCCGCTGTCAAGTGTACCTTGACGGAAGTGTGCAAAAAATCCTGAGTTCGTTGAACCTGGTCCTCTACCATCATCTCTATAAAGAAATCCTAAACTGTTTCCTGGAAGCGGTGCTTCTTCTGCAATAATACCATTACTAACATCAGTACTAACAATTTGGAACTGTAAACTTCTTCCATCAACATTTTTACTAAAAGTATAAACTGGAACATCAGTGTTTGATGCGTTAAATCTATACTGGTCTGTTGGAACACCTTCTACTTTATCTTTTTTAATTGGTTTTCCGTATTGCGAATTACTAGGCAATGCGGCATTAAGTACTCTTTCAAACTGTTCTCTCCAATTACTGTTACTAGGATCATTCCAAATAACTCCTTGGTTAGAAAGATTTGTACCATTACTATCTAATATGTCTTCTGAAGTTGAAGCACTTTCCATTTTAAGCAATCCGTTAGCTGGTTTATTACGCTTTGGATTGTAGGAAAGTAAACGTGCTAAACGTAGAACACTTTCTCTACGTGATGCAAGTTCTAAAAAGTTTTCTCTAGCATTTAAGTCAACACGGAAAGCAATGTTTTGACCTAGGAAAGCAATAAGATCAATTAGTGCCAAGTATTCACTTGATTCAATGTAGTCGTTAAAATCTTCTGGATAATTTTGACGTATATAGTTAATCATTGTTCGACGTAAGTTGTCGAAATCGTATGATTTAAATTCAGCATTACGGAAAGATTGGTATACTTTAGCCCAATCTTCTGCTATTAATAATCTATTCTGTCTATCTGTTGCCGCCATTTATTTGCTTTCCTTAGTGTAATACTATTTAGTGTAATCTGTTAAGTGTGTACTTAATTCATTCCCGAGTTTTCGTCAAACGTTAAACGCATTTTTTCGCTAATATTATACGGCAAATATGTTAGGTCGCAGTCTATAATAATACCACTTTCATATGTGTCAATAATAACTGCATTTGCAGTAACTCTTGGGTCTGAATTTACAATTCTTTTAACATTCTCAGCTATTGCTTCTTCCATTGACGGAGTCATTGGTTCAAATATTGCGTCCCAAATAATTGTTCCAAATTCAGGATTCATTAATTTTTCGCCTTGTCTAATATGGAAGTGATTAAGCAAGTCTTGTTTAATTAACCCAATGTCATATAACGTTTTACTAACGTTTTCTGGATTAACTGTACTAAGACCTTTGTAAGCACGATTTGTTGATGTTGGATTACTTGGTGCATTGTTGCTGTTAACTTCGATGTTTTTATATAATTCGCTTGCCATATCAATATTTACCTTACTTTTTATTCGTTAGCTTTACTAGTTTTCTTAAATGTATCAGGAATACTAGGAGTTGGTTCATCATTTTTAGTTGTAAAATTATTATCCCTATCAGTAGCAACTGGTTTAAATGCTTGAGGGTTTAAATTTTCATGCCATGGCCATGGTTCGTGCTGTGGCATACGTTGACTTAACCATCCTAATGATGACGGTCCTGGGTTAATGTGTGTGTTCAATGCACTAACTAATTCAGCTGTTGCGGCTGTTGGGCCGTTCATGTCAATCTTAGGTGCTGTTTCTGTGTGGTTTCCGCCACTGTTTATATCAGTAGTTGTACCTGCTGTAAACTTGTTTGCAGAACCTGTGTTTAGATCAAAGTTAGTTGCTGTTGTAATTTTACCGTTAGCACCAATTAAAATATTTGTATCAGCGGAAGATTCTATTTGTATTTTGCCGCCTGGCTTTGAACTACCGCCATAATTGTCACTTGCTTTTAGGTATAAATTTGCACCTGCTTCAATAGTAACATTACGATTTGCTGTAAAATTAAAATCATTAGCACTAAACATACTAATACTATCTTCGGCATAAATGTCAATTTTACCATCACTTGTCATTTCAAGCCAAGCAGTACCTTTAGAATTAGATATGTAGATTAAATCTTCTGTGTTATGTAACAGTATCTGATGACCTGTTCTAGTACGCACACGGAATAATTCGTTGTGTGGAAGTTCCCTTTTACCATCTTTTTCATTTTGCATTACATCAGCATATTCTGGCGGGCCTTTGTCTGCTGTTGTTTTTCTTAAAAATTTATCATCTCCGTCATCTGCTACAAGAGAAGTGCCGCCAAGTCTTGATTTATAAACATCAACAAATTCTTCGTTAGTACCTATTCTTGATTTTGGAGCTCCTGGACGTTTATCAACAGGTCCTGGTGTATTAAATCCAAAGACTGCACTTGGTACTTCACGCCTTGCACTTGACGTTGTAATTCCTCTTGTTTCGTCAAATATTAATCCTGATTCAACTAGTCCATTTACAAATTCTTTTTGGTGTGGTTTTTCAAACTTTGTAGGATCTTGTCCAAGTCCTGTTTCAGTCATTTTATTGTATTCACTAACTGGCAATTTAGCAGGCTTCATTTTTTCGTCAATTAGATCATTTCCATCAGCATCAACTTTTTAAGTAAATGACGTTGCGGCATTTCCCGGTACAGAAAAATTCATATACCTATCTTGAACGCAACCTAACCAGTAACACATATTTGGGTTACCTTCTGCAAAAATTATAAGAACCTGTGTTCCAATATCAGGTGGAATCATCCACATACCGTATGCTTGTTGAGTATCTCTATAACCGTCGTTTGCTGTTACTCCATTTCTTGGAGTTTGTCCTGTAAACGGTGACAAGTATCTTGCGTTGTACATTGATCCGCCTGCAAAGTTTGGGTTACCAGTTGTTGTAGTTTTTAATAACTGCACTTGTAAAGTACCCATGTACTCTGAATCAATAAAGCTCACTACCTTAGCAAGGTAAGGCCCTGGCATCATCACTGGGATGTTATCTTTTGATACTTTATCTAATAAAGGTTGCATTGCCATTATGTAAATACTCCTCCGCCCGGTAAACGATCTTTATAACCGCCACTATAGGATTGCCCGCCGCCAACATTAGCAGAATCCGGTTCTTTGTTTTTCTTATAATCTAATTCTGTTTGTGTATTCATTCTTAACATTGATAATGTTTGTATAAACTTGCCTTGATTAAATTCAGACTTAACATATGTTACTTTATATAACCCGCTAAATTGTCTAATTTTAACTCCACCGCCTTCATCTTTAGTTACAGGAAATTCTATTGTGCTTGATGATGGACTATAATCATATGGAGTTTTAAAATTTAACTCTATAAATTGCTGACTACGTACATGGTCAATATGTCCATTTTCGTCTGCAAACCAAGTTGATCCTTGTGCTGACATATAATTTCCTGTACCACTATCGCTTATGTAATAAGGATCTCCCATTATTTGCAATTCAACTTTTACTAAGTCTACCATACTATAGACCAATGCTTTATGGAAAGTACGTGCAATTACTTCTTTAGAATCTGAAGGTACAGCTCTCATGCCTGATGTAATAATTTCAATATCAGATTCAATAACTGATTTTAATGGAGCTAATTTTGGTGTTGCATCACCTTCATTATTTGTTGTTACTTGTGTTTTATCTTCACTATTAGCTGTTGCGGCATTACCGTCATTCTGTGCAGTTTCTGTATCTGCACCGCCGTCTCTTGGAATTGGTGTTAAATATCTGTTGTTAAATGTTAGATCAAATTCTAATACGTTTTTGTTTTTACCTGTGTACAAATAATTATATTCTTTAGCAATATGATCTATTGGTTGCTCCGGTGTTACATCACCTGGACCCATCCAAGTACTAGCATGTACTTCGTATGGTATTACTTTAAAAACATAGATAAATGGTGGACGGCCTTTACTTGCTTCTACTTCTTTTACAGGAACTTGAAACACCATTGGCAATATGCTAAACCAAGGGCGGAAGCCGTCAACTAATTTTTGATCTAATAAGTTTTTACCGTATTCGCTTGATAAAACTAGTTCCTCAATAATGTTATTAATTTTTGTACCTTTTTCAAATTTAAAAGCACGTTTACCTTCTGGTATATAGTTTGCTTTTTGTTCATAAACATCTTTCTCTTTATCATAAACGCTAGGATGTCCAGCAGGTTGTATAGTTGTGTTTTGTAATTTGTCAGTAACTAACGATGATAAGCCAATTTCATTCATATTTCCAGTTGCTAAACTTTGTGACACAATAGCTTCACCAAGGTCAGATCGTTTTACTGAAACACCTGCAATTTTTTCTAAAAATGCTTCGTAGTCAATTATTTGTGTACTTTGCGATTGGCCAGTTAGTGTTTCAACTCGTTCTTGATCAGTTAAGTCATTTACTGTAGCATCATCTTCTTTTTTAGTAGCTAGTTTTCTACTTTCTAAAGCATCACCTGGTGGAAACAATATAATGTACTGATCAGCAAATTCTTTTTTGTTACCTTCTTCACGTTTTAATAAATTAGTATTAAGAACAGTAGTTAAACTTTGTATTCCACTTTGTAATACTTCTTGAAGATTACCTCCAACAATTTGTATATCTGATGGTATTTTTTGTACCGAATCACTATTAGCACTAGAATTTGCAGAGATAAATGTTGTTTCATAAACTGTACCAGATGCAGTAACAGCCATTGTTGATTCTGTTATCTTAATTGGTATCTGTCGTTTGCCAAGACGCTTCATTTGATTGTCAGCAGTATATCCTACAAACTCTACTGTTAGTAAAAATGTTGCAAACGTATAAGTTAAGTGTCCGGCCATAACTGCCGCAACTTGTAATGTTTCAAAAAACTGTCCCATACTGTAAGGTTCTGTTACTGAAAATCCACCTTTGTGCATTTGCATTGCACGAGTATCACTATTGTATCCAATTACAGATTCAATAAAAACATCATCCATAAAATATTCAACTCTACCGCCGGCTTTTTCTAACGAAGTTTGGGCTTTGCGTTCGCCCATAGCTCTAGTTCCGCCGCCACTTTTAATAACAACTACTTCTGGTTCGCCTTTAGGTCCCATATATGTATTGTCAGGGTCTAATATTTCATCAGTAGTTAAACAGTATAATCCAAACATATGATTTACTGAATTAAATTCTTCTAGTTCGTTTGGAAATATAGTTCTTTCAATATTCGCAACACGCTGTATTCTGCCTATCTGTGAGTTTAACTTTGAAACTGTTTTCTTTAATGTTTTTATTTCAATTTCAGCTTCTTTAGAAAGTGATGGGCCTTGACCAGCGGCAGAGGCAAACTCATTCGCATGGAGTTGATCGGCAGGTCCTTTTTCAAGATTTAATATTTGACCTTCGAGTCTTTCTTTTTGTTCTCTGATTTTGTTTATATCAGCATTTTTAATATCGAATTCAGCCATAGATTAAACTCCTAATCTTGCTCTAATATCTGATGCCTTTGGAAGATAAATTTTAGTTCCTACTTTTAAATCATAAATGGGATCTTTAATAGTATCCATGTTGCGTTGTGCAAATACCCACCATAGTTTTGGTGAACCGTAAAGGTCATACGCTAATAAATCTGGACGATGATTATATTGAGGTTCTACCTCATATAGTGCGTCATCTGCTGAAGCAGGTACTGTACGGATTCTTAGTAGATCCATATGTTCGCCACTTTCGTTTTCAGGAGTATTGTGCCACGGGCTTGATTGGCTATAAACTGCCATTAAATAAATCCTCCACCATTTTTAATATATTCGCCTTTAACATAATTTTGTAAACTAAATTTTTCAATTTCACGTCTACTGTAAATTGGTTGTACTGTAACTGTTATTAAACTTTGTGTTGGTGCCCAACTTACGCTATCTCGTTTTTCATTTATCATCTGCCCAGCGGCTCCTGATACACTTTTTTCTATTGTAAATGCATCACCTAATCCTGTTGCAATATAATCAACATCTTGTGGTAAGTCAACTGTAAAGTTTGTTATCACAACTGGTACATCTTTAAAAATAAAATCTCCGTATCCGTTAAGTTTAACAACGGGCGGTGGTGCGCCTAGTGTTTCAGCTTCGCCACCATAAAACATTTTAGTTGCTGAACGTAGATAGTGCAATGCCGCAACCCAATACTCTGCTTCAACACCGTTTTGTACAAAAAAGTCTCCTGTAATAACAAGTTGATCCACTTGTGAGTTCTGATAAGCAAAATACGGATAATTAGTATGTGTAGGGGCAATTGCCTGATAGTTTGCCGAGTGTGCTACAATAATTGTAGGGGTAAACGGAAAAACTAATCCATTGGTTTTCTTTAATGGACTTAATAACGGAGATGCTTTGAAACTTGTAACATTAGGTACACTTAATCTAACACGCCAATCTCGGTTAACTGGTTTCTTAAAACCAACTGTAGCTGATTCATTGCCACCAAGTGCCGCATTAGAACCGTCTGGTAAGTTCTTAGATCGAATGTCTTTAGCAAACCCATCTACATTTACAAATTCAGACACAGCATTGGCCGCATCTTCTACTGCGCCAGTGAGGTTGCTTGTAAAATCACTCACTCCGTTTTTAATACTGTTTCCTAGTTTTGCAAAATCAAATGATGACATTTGGCGATCTCCTTTACATTATTTAGTTGACTTTATTATCTACGTAGTTTATAATAGAACTTTAATACGGAGAATTCTTACATGAGAAAAGTAAATTACTTAAACAACAGAGATCTGCTTTCAGAGATACATAAGTCAAAAAGTACATACAGTAGTTTTACAGACGACAGTTATGCTCAATTTGACATTATTTTGCCTGAAGTTGGAAAAATCAACATCAGAACTATAGCAGAAGCAAAAAGAAACCAGGCTAAACGCATTGGTTTTGACGAATACACTCGAAGGAAAGCGGCTGGCGAGAAGGTTAAACAGGCCGACACAGAAATAGACTACCGAAAAATAGCTAAAACAGACTTAATTTTCCGTGTTATGACATATGATCATGTCCCGGAAGAAAAAGGTAGGAAGAAAAATCCTAAAACAATAGCAGATACGAAGGTAAAATTAAACTTTCCCCCATTTGTACACTACAGGTTTAATGACAAAGACGAATTAGAGCTTGTAGGTAAAAGTCATTGGGAAGGTGGAATGGAGAATGGACACTTTAGTTTGAGAGGCGGACAAGCAACTAATAAACTTGCTTTGATGTGGATGAAACTGTGTGAACGATATGCTACACGTGGTAATGTAAGAGGTTATACTTACAATGACGAAATGCGTGGACAAGCAATTTTACAATTAACACAGATAGGTTTACAGTTTGACGAGTCAAAGTCAAATAATCCGTTTGCATATTATACTGCCGCTGTTACAAATAGTTTTGTTAGAATTATTAACATTGAAAAGCGTAATCAAAACATTCGTGATGATATCTTAGAGATGAATAATATGAATCCGTCCTTTACTAGACAGAATCAAGGACAATGGGAAGCTCAACTAGAAGAACACAACAAGAAGAACGCAGTAGCTAATAAGGTTACAACCATTTCTGTTAAAAAATAGGTTGACAGTGGAAACTATATGTTGTACAATAAAGTATAAATCGTGAGGTATAATTTTGTTTAAAAAGGCGGCTGTCTTTACAGACATACACTTTGGACTCAAGTCCAATTCTAAAACACACAATGACGACTGCGAAGAATTCGTAGATTGGTATATTGAACAGGCACAAGCTAACGGTTGTGAAACTGGCATCTTTATGGGCGACTGGCATCATAATAGAAACAGTTTGAACATCACTACACTTGATGCTACGCTTCGAGCATTGGAAAAACTAGGCAAGGCATTTGAAAAGTTTTATTTCTTTCCTGGTAATCATGATTTATATTATAAAGACAAAAGAGATTTGAATTCAGTTGCTTTTGGTAAGCACATTGAAGGCATTACAATGGTTAATGAAATAATGACCATTGGCGATAGTACACTAGTCCCATGGCTAGTTGGTGACGAATGGAAAAAGATTAGTAAAATAAAAAGCAAATACGTGTTTGGACACTTTGAATTACCTAGCTTCTATATGAACGCTATGGTACAGATGCCAGATCACGGAGAACTTAAAGCAGAACACTTTAAAAATCAAGAGTATGTGTTTAGTGGACACTTTCACAAGCGACAAGTAAAAGGTCCTGTACACTATATTGGAAATGCATTACCACACAACTATGCAGACGCATGGGATGACGAGCGTGGTATGATGATTTTAGAACACGGTGGTGAACCAGAGTACATTAACTGGTGGAACTGTCCTAAGTATCGTACAGTTAAACTTAGTCAACTACTAGATGAGAAAGAAACTCTTATTAAACCTAAGATGTATTTGAGAGTTACACTAGACTTACCTATTAGTTACGAAGAAGCAAGTTTTATTAAAGAAACATTTATTAAAGAATATGACTGTAGAGAAATTACACTAATTCCTAGTACCAAAGATGACGAGATTAATAGTGAGATTGATATTACACGGTTTGAAAGTGTTGATGAAATTGTAGCTAAAGAGATTGAAGCAATTGATTCAGACAACTTTGATAGGAAAAAACTGTTAGACATATATAGGGATCTAGGTAGAGATGATTAAAATTAAAGAATTAACAGTTAAGAATTTTATGAGTGTAGGTAATGCTACACAAGGAGTTGATTTCGATAGAGAACAACTAACGTTAGTGCTTGGTGAAAACTTAGATCAAGGAGGTGACGATTCAGGTTCCCGTAACGGTACAGGTAAAACTACGATAATCAATGCATTATCCTACGCCCTGTACGGCCAAGCACTAACTAACATTCGCAAAGACAATTTAGTTAACAAAACAAATAACAAAGCGATGTTAGTAACCCTCACGTTTGAGAAAGATGGTAAGAATTACCATATTGAACGTGGACGTAAGCCTAATTTGTTAAAATTTAGCATTGATGGTACTGATCAAGAGATTACAGACGAAAGTCAAGGCGATAGTCGTAAGACACAAGAGGATATTAACACACTTCTTGGTATGAGTCATGATATGTTTAAGCATATCCTTGCACTTAACACATATACAGAGCCGTTTTTGTCATTAAGAAGCAACGATCAACGTGCAATCATTGAACAACTGTTAGGTATTACTATATTAAGTGAGAAAGCTGACAAACTTAGAGAACAAACTAAGATTGTTAAAGACCAACTCACAGATGAAACTGCTAGACTTACGGCAGTAACAGCAAGTAACGAAAAAATTACAGAGAACATTGATAGATTAAACACAAGACGCAAAGCATGGATCTCTCAAAACAAACAAGACTGTGATAAACTCGACAAAGCAATTAAAGATTTAGAAAAATTAGATATTAACACTGAACTAGAAGCACATGAGTTACTAAGTTCTTGGTCAGACAAGACAACTAAGCATAATAACTTGATCAAAGAAAGATCAACTGTTGAACGTGCATTAGAACAAGCTGATAAGAACATGAAGAAGTCTGGTAAAGAATTAGATGACTTAGAACATGCAAAGTGTTATGCTTGTGGACAAGAACTGCATGACGATAAACTTGAAGAACTTAAAGAGAAACTGCAAACCGACTATGGTGATGCACATACATACCTAATTGAAATTGCCGATAAGTTTGATAAGGTACTTAAAAAGATTGAAGAACTAGGCGACATTGAAAGTAAGCCTAACACATTTTATGAAAATGCTAAAGAAGCATATGAACATCAACACAATGTTGAGAACTTAAAGATTGCTTTACAAGCAAAACAAGATGAGGTTGATCCTTATCAAGAACAAATTGATGATTTAAAAGAAACTGCTATTCAAGAACTTAACTGGGAAACAGTAAATGACTTGACTAGTACTAAAGAACACCAAGACTTCTTGTATAAGTTACTAACAAACAAAGACAGTTTCATTCGTAAGAAGATTATTGAGCAAAACTTAGCATACTTAAACAACAGACTTACATATTACTTGGACAAAATAGGCTTACCACATACAGTAGTGTTTAAAAATGACCTAACAGTTGAGATACAGCAACTAGGACAGGACTTAGACTTTGATAACCTAAGTAGAGGTGAACGTAATAGACTTATACTTGGTATGAGTTGGTCGTTCCGTGATGTATGGGAAAGTCTATATCAAAACATTAACTTACTATTCATTGATGAGCTTATTGATAGTGGTATGGATACTGCTGGTGTTGAAAGCTCTATTGGTATTCTTAAGAAAATGGCTAGAGAGCGTAGTAAAAACGTATATCTAATTTCACACAAAGATGAACTAATTGGTAGAGTTACGAACGTACTTAAAGTTATTAAGGAAAACGGCTTTACTAGTTATGATAACGATATAGAAATACAATAATGACCGACGACACGCATGATCTACTTACAAAGGCTTATATGCAATACTATAAAGCTAATGAAGCGTTTGAAATTCGCAAAAGCGAACGTACTAAACGTGAAGCACGTAGGTGGTTAAGCGAAATTCGTCGTTTGTGTTCTACACGTAGAGTAGAAATCATGGACGACTTCACATCTAACAAGAAGAACCAGAACCAAGAGCAAGATACATAGGCACAATGTAAGTAAGTTCATGCAGTGGACTTATAAAGGTAAGAAAATAGACGAACTTCCAGAGGATTGCGAAGCATTTGTTTATCTAATCACTAACATCACTGATAATCGCAAGTACGTAGGCAAGAAACTAGCTAAATTTAAGACAACTAAGCCACCACTCAAAGGCAGAAAAAACAAAAGGCGTGGAACTAAAGAATCAGATTGGAGAGAATATTGGGGCTCCAGTGATAACTTATTAAGAGACGTTGAAGAATTAGGCCAAAAGAAATTCACCAGAGAAATATTATATTACTGTAAAAGCAGAGGCTTAGCAAGTTACTTAGAGGCTAAAGAACAGTTTGACCGTAGAGTACTAGAGACAGACGAGTATTATAACGGAATTATTAATGTACGGGTCGGCGGTTCAAAGATTCTAAAAGAAGAATTACGCAAATTATAGGCAAACATAGCAACATTGTTTGGTCGAGGTAGCTCGACTCACTTTGAACTTGTGGGAAATCCACCGGTGGACTAGTGCGTTGCAAGGACAATACTAACTTAGGTATAAAAGATCGTGGCTCTGAGAAAAAGCAACCACAGAGTAAGTGATTTCGACTATTAGGGATTAACTACTTTCCGCGTATTATGCGAATGCTGAAGTAGGGGGTATGCGGTACGCCGCCTCCGTACATATTATATGTAATCTTCTTTAATAGATTGTGGCGATGCTCACTCAGATAATGTAGGAGTAGCCGTTTTTTTTAATTCGTCCGGCAACGGGCGAATTGTGGCTCAACTATCTAGATAATGCTAAAGTGCTTCGCACTTATTATTCATACATTAATCTTTAATAATGTTAAAAGATATAAGTGTTTGAGCGACAGCGAAAAACAACAAGTACGTAGTACTTGTTCTAAACAATTCATAACTATCGAACAACGAATCCACACAAACACTTGGAACAATTCAGATCGTAACTCTAATGTAGATCAGGATCGCGACCAAAGCCAGGCTTAACACTACTAACTTCGACTATCTCTATTTCGAAACTGGCGTGTGGGGTCTGCATACGGAACATCTCAACAGCTTGTGTTGCTTCTTCCATACTATTGAGTCTAGCAACTTCATTACCGTTGGACATTATATTATAATGTGTAACCATATCAAATATTTAATGATAGTTTGAGACTAATTAAGTATAAATATATTATACAAAGGAGTTTACTATGAAAATTAATCAAATAGTTACAGAAACAACCGTATCTGAGGCTCCTGGCGGAAGTGCCCTAGGTAACCTAGCAAGAAAAGCTGGCGCAAAAGTAGCAGGCGCCGTTGGCGCTAAAGGCACAGCGGCTGGCATGTCAGGTAAGGTAGACCAAAACGCCAGAGCAAAAGAGATATTCACACAATACAGGGGCTATATGGGTCAAACTGGTGGTAATGCTAAACAACCAACAGCAGATCAAGTTATGGACTTCCTACAAAAGCAAAAACTTCCTACAAAGCGTATGCAGGGTGTACAAGGACAAATGACACCTAAGCAAGTAGATGATTTGTTACAAGGAATTGCACAAGATTCATTTAAAGGTGCGGCAGGACAAGCGGCTCAGGCAAGTAGTCCAGCTAGTTTAGGTGATAAGTTTGGTTCAGCAAGTGCTCAAGGCGGTATACCAGCTGATTTGCAAAAAGAAATTGATGCACTAAGTCCACAGGACAAAGCAGAACTAGCGAAATTACTATAAGGATCATTAAATGAAACTCAACGAAGTAATCACAAGCAAAACCCAAACAATTTTAAATGAGGGTTGGCAAGATCTAAATGAAGCACAACAAAACTACTTAACACGTTTTGAATTAGAGCTTTGGCCACTAGTTGAGTCTTATGCAAAATTAGCAGAAGCAGAATTAACACCAGATCAAATACAATCAATCTTTAAAGGCGCTGAAGAAACAGCAATGGCCAGTGGAGATAATAAAACTGCACTTGGTAAAGCAGGTTCAGCAGTTGGAGCGGCGGCTAAATTACCCGTTGACCTAGCTAAAAAAGTTGATGCAAAGATTAATGAGCTGGGCAAACTAGCACAGAACGCAGGACCAATTAAAAATGCTGATGCAAAGTTTGAAGAACTTAAAAAGAAAATTGGATCAGGCGATAGTAAAATTGTTGCAGGTGTAAAAGCAGTTAGTGATTGGGCAAAAGCAAATCCAGGTAAGGCAAGTTTAGCAGTAGGTATATTAACAACTGTTGCGGCCTTTGCAGGCGGACCATTAGGTGGTGCGGCCGCAGGTTTAGTACTACGTTCAACAAAAGATTTATTACAAGGTGAAAAACTTTCAGGCGCAGTTGGTAAGTCACTTAAAACAGCGGCATATGGTGCTCTTGCTGGTGCAACATTCAAATATCTTTCAAGCGAGATTGTTGATAACATTGCAACTGCACAAGTATCAGAACTAGATGCTATGGAAGCGGCAATGAAATCTGAAAACTTTGCAACTGCCAAAGAAGCTGTGTTTTCAGACTTAGGCGTAGACGTTGATGCACTTGATGGTGCAGTAAGAATGAAAATTAACGGAAGCCTTAACGCATTTAACTACAGCTACGACACAGTTATTCCAGGCGACATGATGGCTCAGTACAAAGCATTAGAAGCCGCAGTTGATGGAGCCAAAGACTTTAGTCCTGAACATTATACAGCGTTTGGTAAGTTCCATGACTTTATGTCCAACTTGGTTAGATCAGACAATGCAAAAGACTTAACAGCGGTATGGGACGCACTAAAACAAGTTCCAAGAGATGCTTTAAGTATGGACCAGTTAGAACAACTAGTAGCAACTGCTGAAAGTGGTGATGTAATTCTTGACAACTTAACAGAACTAGGCGGAGCAGTAGCGGCGGCGGCACAAGGTGCAATGCAAACAGTTGATGATACTGCTAAAAACGCACAGAGTGCAAATCCTATTCCACCTGAAGAGAAAGAACAACTTGAATTAGATCTCAAAGGCGGAAGTGATGCAACACCAGTAGACAAAAACTTTGACAAGAGTCAAAAACTTTCAGACTTTGGAGCAGTAGGCGACAAAGCAGAATCAGTTGATTATGAAAATGCATTTAACGAATACTTACAAGAAGCAGACCCAGTACAACAAGAACTGCCATTAAACAATCCTAACTCACTAGGTGCTAAATTAAAACGTGGTGCAGGTAAAGTTGCAAGTAAAGCCGCAGGAGAAGTTAAACAGGGTGCAGGAGCAGTTGCTCAAGGTGCTAAAGATGCAGTTGGTGCAGTTAAACAAGGTGCTAAAGACGTAGGCAACAAGGTTACTGCTAACAAACTTAATAAAGATTGGAAGAAGATGGGTGAACCAACTGATTCCGGTAGCATTGTAAATATATTATCAGG